TAGTATACTAGCCATCGTAAGTAAAGTAAAGCCTTTTATTAAATTCATTTTAGGTTAGTAAGTACTTACTTTTTGTTCGCGTCCGCGGACCATCGTCCGCCTTCGGCGGACCACAAACGAAGACAAGACAGACAAAGACACAGGTCGATCCACAGTTACATTAGGAACTTTGAAGAAACCAAAGAACCAAAGAACCCTCGTCTCTCTACCATGGATCATAGATCGTGATCATTTATTAGGGGTATAAAAAAGGGGGGCTATTAACCCCCCTACCTAGTTAGCTAAGTTTAAGGCTTTTGATTTTATTTAAATCGTAATTTAAATCTACCTTTTTATAGCCTAGCGTAGCGTAGTGAGTTATAGCCTGAGCCATAGACATACCGTTGACCGCCTTAGCACGTTTAGCGTTATGATCCGCCCTAGCTTTACCAGGAACGAAAGTTAATTTACCAGCGTTAATACTAGGAGTAACGGTAGCTTGAGGTTTAGTAGCTTTATTAGTAGCCATATTTTTACCTTTTATTTAGGGCTAGTTAGTTAGTTATTAGTACCGCCCTTTAGTAGCTAATGAAATTATTATACTACCTTTATACTAAAATAATACCCCTATATTAAAAAAAGTCCTATTATTTTTTAAGCCCTTTAGTAGTAAGGGGTTAGGTGATAGTAAGTACTTACTACGGCTGTAAGCCTCGTTACTACAGTGTTCTGCGTTCGCGTCCGCGTTGTGTCCTCGCTTCGCTCGGACGCACACCAGTGCTGAATCCACTAGGAGTCGTCCTCCTCCACCACCACCCCCCCCCCTGGATGATGGTCCAGACACGGTGGCGTGCTGACGCACGCATGACTGGCTCGCTGACGCTCGCACGGACCAGCACAGCTGGACCACAACGCAGACAAGACAGAACACCAGACAAGACAGACAAATCGATGCGCAGTTGCATTAGGAACTTGCAACAGACCCCCCACCCCCCTTTATGCCATACTACTGCCGAGCTGCCATCCCAAGTAGGATTCGGACGGTCATAACATATAAACTTTACTTTTTCGGCATTCCGCCTATCATTAACGGAATCGAAAATATTTTGCAACAATTTTTTACCAATGAGAGAATACTTTGAATCTATAACAGACGTCTGTCCGTTCAGCTTAGAAAGTTTTGACGCAGGTAAACTACCTGTACTTAAATATTCAAAAGAGTTAGTTGACCTACTCTATAAAGAACTTGAACACTATGATGCTTTTCTTTTTGAATGTCATACCTCGATGGATCGCGACCTGCTAATAACCACGGCACACGAACTACAAACCCTATACCCCGAAGCGAAGTGGTTTTGGTCACACCCCGAAGACGGTCACAAGTCGACCATGGTCCCTGCTCTCGTTATGCAGAATAAGAAAAATTTGGCTAAAGCACGTAAAACATTTAAACTATTGCGTAATGGCAAAAACATGGCTTAAAGAAAAAATCGTTTCCGTCAAGAAGAAAACTTCTATTGGCGACTCAAGGCTCAGCAACGGTGCAGGCACCAATAAAAATAAACGACGTTCAAAATACAGAGGGCAAGGAAAATAAAAACTAGCTCAGCAAAAGCAAAAGGTCGTAGGCTGCAACAGTGGGTAAGGGATAAACTTATAGAACTATTGTCCGTGGACCCAGAAGATATTGAATCTAGACCTATGGGTAGTAGCGGTGAAGACCTAATAATGGGCGTACAAACTAAAAAGATTTTTCCTTATTCTATTGAATGTAAAAACCAAGAAGCAGTAAACGTATGGAAAGCCTACGAACAATGTTCAAGTAATACTAGCTCAAAAGTGGAAAGTCTAGTTATAATAAAAAGAAACAAAAGTAAACCGTTAGCTTTAGTCGACGCGGAATACTTTATTAACCTACACAAGTAATATGGCAGATAATTTTTTACAAGAACTACAAGCAAACAAAGACCAAGAAGCAATGGCAGGTCTCGATAAACTTATCGCTAAAGACAGGTTGATGACTAAGCTAACAGCAGGTCAAGATATGGCAGGTGTAGCAATGATGGCAGCTGGACCAGGAAAGTTTAAAAACCTTTTAGGCATGGTACCAAAAACTTTTGATAAGGCGGACAACTTACCAGCTTTTAGAAAGCTATTTGGTGAGTTAAAGAAACTACCTGCTAATGATCAAAAAGAAGCAGCCAGTTTACTTCTACCTAGATTAAATGAAACTGTCTATAAAATAGACCGCACATACACAAACGATATTTTAAACAACCCTAAAGCAAACAAAGAAATAGGACTTTTGTTAAATAAAAACAATGACTACACTAAAGGGTTCATACAAGAATTACAAAAACTAATGGGTATGAACACAGGTGGAGTAGCTACCTTAATGCCTTTAAAATATACTTGAAAAAAGAACTATTAGCACAACTACCTGAGGATGTCCTCAAGGAACACTTAGAGTTAGCCGAAAGGTTACAAGAGATTAAAACTGTTGAAACAGCACAAAGTGGGTTCTTACCTTTTGTCAAAAGTCAATGGCCAGGGTTCATTGGCGGTGCTCATCATCAGAAGATGGCTGACGCGTTTGACCGCATAGCTACAGGTAAAATCAAAAGGCTTATAATCAACATGCCACCACGGCACACGAAAAGTGAGTTTGCTTCTCATTACTTTCCTGCTTACTTAGTAGGGCGTAACCCAAGTTTAAAAATACTACAAGCAACTCACACCGCAGATTTAGCAGTTAAGTTCGGTAGAAAGATTCGTGACTTAATGTTAACGGAAGATTTTCAAAGGATCTTCCCTGATGTATTAATTAACCCAGACTCAAAAGCAGCAGGTAAATGGGAAACCCAAGACAGGCGTGACGCAAAACTAAAGGGCGAGTACTATGCAGCTGGTGTAGGGGGTGCGTTAGCAGGAAGGGGAGCGGATCTATTTATTATTGATGACCCTCATTCTGAGCAAGATGCCATGAACCCAAAGTCCATGGAAGATACTTACGAGTGGTATACTTCAGGACCAAGGCAGAGGCTCCAGCCAGGAGGAGCGATTGTCATAGTTATGACTCGCTGGAACATCAACGACCTAACAGGTAAATTATTAAAAGATGCAGCACGAGATCCAAAGGCAGACCAGTGGGAGTTAATTGAACTACCAGCTATATTGCCTAGTGGTAAACCACTATGGCCAGAGTTCTGGAAACTAGAAGAGATTCTAAGTGTTAAGGCTAGTTTACGTGGCGGACCAAAGTGGCACGCTCAGTACATGCAGAACCCAAGTTCCGAAGAAGGTGCATTAATAAAAAGAGAATGGTGGAACGAATGGGAAAAAGAAAAACCACCAGCGTGTGAGTACCTAATACAAAGTTACGATACAGCTTTCTTAAAAAGTCAGATGGCGGATTATTCTGCTATTACTACTTGGGGAGTATTTTACCCTGAAGGTAAAATAGGGGAAGACTTCTATAATGGTTTATCTCCGCATATTATTTTACTAGACTGTATTAAAGGTAAGTATTCTTTTCCTGAACTTAAAGCTATAGCTCTAGAACAGTATCACGAATGGACACCTGATTGTGTTATTATAGAAGCTAAAGCCAGTGGAGTTCCACTTACACAAGAATTACGAAACATAGGTATACCTGTACAAAACTTTACTCCATCAAAAGGAAATGATAAGGTAGCTAGAGTTAATGCTGCTGCTCCATTATTTGAATCAGGAATGGTTTGGGCACCAGACACTAAATGGGCTAACGAAGTTAGAGAAGAATGTGCTGCTTTCCCTGCTGGAGATCACGATGACTTAGTAGATTCAACTACTCAAGCATTATTAAGATTCAGGCAAGGTGGGTTCGTAAAACTACCGAGCGATTATGAGGAAGAAGAACTATATCCTAGACGGAAAATAAGTTACTATTAACCATGGCAATTGAAAAACAAAATCCCCTACAAGATATTTTAATGGAAGTTGCACCAGAACAAATGCAACAACCTATGGAAGTTGAGCTTCCAGAAGAAATGGATATTGGTGGTCAAATGGCACCTGCTTTTGAAATGGGAGCAGACGGACAAATGGTTCCCCTTTTTGATGAAGAAGAAGCTATAGTAAACGAACATCAAGCTAATCTTGCTGAGGTACTAGATTCCTCCTCGCTTAACACACTAGCGAATGAGCTATTAGATGCATATGAACAGGACAAAGACTCACGTAAAGATTGGCTTGAGGTGTTTACTAAAGGGCTAGACCTTTTAGGCATTAAAGTTGAAGAACGTGATCAACCTTTTCCTGGAGCCACAGGCGTAAATCATCCACTATTAGCAGAAGCTGTTACACAGTTTCAAGCACAAGCCTATAAAGAACTTTTACCAGCAGGTGGTCCAGTCAAAACTCGAGTCATGGGGAATGAAAGCCCAGAAGTTTTAGAACAATCAGCCAGAGTTAAAGAGTTCATGAATTATCAAATCTGTGATGTCATGAAAGAATATGACCCTGAGATGGACAGCTTATTATTTTATCTACCTTTAGCTGGTTCTGCATTTAAAAAAGTTTATTACGATAACTTACTAGGTAGAGCTACCAGTAGATTAGTGAAAGCAGAAGACCTAGTTGTAGCTTACGAAACCACAGATTTAGAAACCAGCCCTAGATTTACTCACGTTATGAGTATGACAGGCAATGATTTAAAGAAAATGATGCTCTCAGGGACATATAGGCAAACCGATGTCGGTGAGCCCCTAGATATGGACTACAATGAAGCGAAAGAAAAGATAGATGAGCTTCAAGGTTTATCTAGACCTATAACAGACTACGATGAATACACTGTTTTAGAGCTCCACGTTAATTTAGAGCTTGAAGAAGACGGTGATAACGGATTTGCCGTACCTTATGTGGTTACTATCCTTGAAGATAGCAGTGAAATCCTTTCTATACGACGTAATTGGTCTGAAAATGACCCATTATTCAACAAAAAAGAGTATTTTATACACTATAAGTTCCTCCCAGGTCTCGGTTTTTACGGTTTTGGCTTAATTCACATGATTGGAGGGCTTACTAAGTCCGCTACATCAATTTTACGCCAATTAATTGACGCTGGTACACTAAGTAACCTACCAGCAGGCTTTAAAGCACGTGGAATGCGTGTACAAGGTGAAGATACGCCACTTAGACCAGGTGAATTTAGAGATGTTGATGTCCCAGGTGGGGTAATTCGTGATGCATTGATGCCTTTACCCTATAAAGAGCCTAGTAGCGTATTAAGTCAGTTATTAGGTGTTATTATTGAGTCTGGACGTCGTTTTGCGTCTAT